AAGTGGTTCGTTTTATACCTGCTTTGAAGAAGCAGTGACTACATACGGTAATGAAGTATTTCAATATAAAATAAAGGAAAACTACCTAAACCTTGAAGGTTCTAGCACAGGAAGTTCTTTGAATAATCAATTAGTTGACCCTACTTTAAACCGAATAGTGCAAATATCAAAACACTACGGTACTGAAGCAGGAGTTGGTGGTAACGTAACAAAGTATACAGGGTCTTTAGCATTAACAGCATCGCAACAGCTTTATGATTTAGATCAATGGTCTGTTGATCAAGGGATAACAGGTAGTATTGAGATAAGAAAGGTATTTTATGAAGCACCTCCTGCTATTCAACGGTATTTTGATCCTTACGCAGGTACTGGAACAGGAATACAGTCTTTAATGTCAGCATTTGACTTTGGTTCTTTTAGTCCTGGTATAAACTTTATGATGATGCCTATTTCTTATGACATAGCTTTACTCCAAGGTATTGAGTTTAATGATCAAATAAGAAAGTCATCGTATTCTTTTGAAATAGTAAACAATCAACTTAGGATCTTCCCAGTTCCTACTGCCGATGCCACACTTTACTTTGAATATTACAAAGAGGTTGATAAGAATGCTATCAATTATGATAATAGTGTTAATAAAATAACTAACATAGCTGAAGTTCCATACAGTAACCCTACATACTCCCATATAAACAGTGTCGGCAAACAGTGGATTTATAGATACACCTTAGCTTTAGCTAAAGAAATGCTTGCATATATTAGAGGTAAGTACGGAACCGTACCTATACCGGGTTCTGAAGCTACTTTAAACCAGGCAGACCTATTAGCTGATGCAAGATCTGAAAAAACTGAGCTTATTACTAGTTTGAGAGATATGTTAGATGCTACATCAAGGGGAGCACAGCTTGAAGCACAGGCAAAAGAGGCAGAAGACGTACAAAATACGTTAAAAGCAGTTCCAATGACTATATACGTAGGGTAATGAGGTTAATTCCACTGTTATTAGAGATAGAATATAGAACCTACGAAGCGATGGTTAAAATAACCTACGGTGAAGAAGGATCTAAAGGGTATGACGATGCTTTACGTGCACTACCAGGCGTTACAACCGTAACTATAGCATCAGAAGATGGAGATAGTAGTTTAGCAACGTATAAAGTTAAAATAATAAGTCAAAAAGAGCCTATCGAGGCTTTTCAGGCATTTAAAGATAACGCAACCAACAAATACAGTAATATAGTTAGTGTAGAAGTCGGGGAACAAACAATAGAAGAGAAGTAATGCTATTTGGATCAACAAGAGACTTTAATTTAATGACTAAACTAAGTCGAGAACTTATTCAAGACATAGTTGAGCAAGAAATTCTTTACCATAAAATTAGTTTAGAGGATACCGACGTTAATTTATATGGTGAGGCAATGCAAAAGTCATTTTGGGAAGCTGTTAAGTTCAATTGCCTTATAACTCGTGGTGATCAAGTAATAGATATACAAGAATTTGGACCTGATTTAGGTAGAGAAGCTTCATTTGCATTTATAAGACAAGATTTAGAAGCAGCAAACGTTGTAGCAGAGGTAGGAGACATTATACAGTGGCACAACGACTTCTATGAAGTAGATACAGTAAGAGAAAACCAGTTATTTATAGGTAGAGACAGTAGTTATAACCTAGCCTCATATGGAAATAACTTTGGATCATCGGTATCTATTATAGTCGATTGTCATTTAACAAGAGCAGATAAGGTTGGTATAACAGAAGTAGTAAGCAGATAGTAATATGGCTGGAAATAAACCAATTCCTCAGTACGAGGTACAAACTAACTTAGATAATAGAGCTTTACAGGTATCTAGAGACAACGATACTGTTCAAACTATTACTGTTGGTGTAAAAGACATAGATGAAGCTATATTTTACTACTTTAACAATGTTTTAAAGCCTCAAGTCACTCAAAATGGTAGTATTATTAACGTACCATTAGTTTATGCTTCTCCTGAACGTTGGGCAGCTATGCAAAAAGACGGGTACTACCGTGATAAAAATGGTAAAATGCAAGCTCCTTTAATTACATTTAGAAGAGCAAGTTTAGAAAAGAATAGACAGCTAGGTAATAAGTTAGATGGTAACAATCCACAAAATTTTGGTATATTCACTAAGAAGTACTCACAAAAAAACGCATATGACAGGTTCGGAATACTAAATAATAGAATACCAGACACTGAAATGTATGCTGTTGCAATCCCTGACTACGTTAACATTACTTACAACTGTGTAATTTTTACAGATTACATGGAGCAGAACAATAAAATAATTGAAGGTGTTAACTTTGCATCAGATTCCTACTGGGGTGATGTTAATAAATTCAAATTTAGAGCTATGATTAACACATACACTACCTCAACAGAGCTGGTACAAGGTAATGACCGTATTGTAAAGACAGAATTTGACATAAATTTACTTGGATACATTATTACTGACACTATCAACGCTATCAATTTTAACTCAAAAAAAATGTATAGTAAGTCATCAGTTAAAATAACTAATGAAATTGCAACAAAAGGTTAGTTATGTTGATATTTATTAAGAGTAATGGTTGTGTCAACAAAGTAAAAAAAACAAGACATAGAGGTAAATGACTAGATTTTCATCAGAACTCTCAGGTTCGTTAATATTTAACTCAGGTAGCACAACCACCGAACTAACCCCCTTTTCAGGAGGGTTAAATATTTCTGGTTCTGAACTCTATATAAATGAGATACCTTTAAGTGAGAGACTGACCAACGTAGAAGCAGGGTTTGTAGGTTCTGCCAGTTTAGGACCTTTAAATGCTTTTTCAGCATCTTTACTTAGTTACTCATCATCTAATAACTTAAGAGTAGGAGCATTAGAAAGTGCATCTGCTGCTATTCAAATAACTACAGGTTCCTTGCTATCTAGTATACAGACGTTAACATCTGTTACAGCATCTTACCTGACTACATCATCAACCTACATATCATCCTCTGCTCAAATTAGTGCTTCTGGGTATTTAACATCAGAATCAGCAGCAGCATTAGGATTTGGTGGAGATACTACCCCGGCAGGTACTATATCTTCATCTCAACAAATTGAAGACTTTGGATTTATAACTTCTTCTGTTGGAGATGTATCAAGTGCCACTTTCAATTCATTTACTTCATCTATACAAACACAGGTAGATAGTCTAACTTCCTCTACTTCTTCATATATAACGGATGCAACAACAGGTTCTTTATCTGTTGCTACTGCTTCTTATGCAATTAATGCTTTAACTGCATCATATGCACTATCAGCATCATATGAAATAGTAAATGAAGTATCTTCTTCACATGCAGTACAGGCAGATAGTGCATCTTATGTTGACCCTACCTATATTTCTGCATCAGCAGCAGCAGCTGACTTTAGCTTTGGAGGAACGTTTAACGGTAATAGAATAGTTACCAACCCTTATATGGGTACTATGTTTAGTGCATCATTTAATGCAGGAACATCAGGAAGTGTACAAGAATTTTTAGAAAACATATTTTTTACTAACACTGCACCAGAATTAAGTATTACAGGTAGTCCATATTTTAATATAACTGAGTTTAATACTTCTGGGTCTCAAGCTTTTTCATTGAGTGCCACTGATACTCAAGGTGATTCTATAACTTTTAACACATCCTCAGCATATACAGATGATTTTGTTAGAATTTCATCAAATGGTGTTGTTACTCTAAATGTAGTTCCTACAGAAGCAGCATTTAACACCGTTGACAGAGGTGATGGAACACTAACTCACCCAGTACAGGTTACTGTAACTGATGCATTTGGTGCTTCTTCTACTAGTACCATATATCTTTACGTTGTAATTAATACCGCTCCTAAGTTTAGAGAAACTGGAGTAGGTGGATCTATTATAACTTCTTTTAATGCTAACAGAAACGAAAATGCAACAGCAGGAGAAGTTACAAAAATATACTTTACAGACGATGAAAGTGACTCTATAACTATTAGGACCGGTTCAGACTCTAATAACCACTTCTCAATGTCCTTACATTCTAACTATGTACGTATTTACCAAACTACTGCATCGTTAGATTACGAAAATATTACTGCATATAGTATGAGCATTACAGCTTCTGATCAACATTATGAAGCAGCTCAAGATGCAGCTTCTTTTACTACAATATTTGTAGGTGTTACTGTAACAGATAATGTTCAACCTTCTATTAATCCTCAAACATTAACTGGAGTTAACGAAAATAGTGGTAATGGAACATCAGCCGGGTTTGTAACAACTGCAACCGATAGTGAAGGTGACACAATTACTTATAGCAGATTTAGTCTAAGCAGTCTTTCTTTAGATGGTTCACCTGTAGCTACTGGATCATATGGAGGAACTTCTCAACTACTTGACCCTCATGAAGATCCTTTTATAATTAACTCTTCAACTGGTCAAGTAACTAGAAAACCAGCAGTTTGGCTCAATTCAGACTTAATTGACACGTATGTATATAGAGCTTTTGTAAGTGATGCATATAATGCAACTTCTAGCTCGGCTCTTATAACCATTCCTATCGCAGATGATACTCCTCCTTCATTAACAGGAGTGCAGCAGTTTTATGCAATAGAATCTGCTTTAGCAGGAGA